GCCGGGTTTTCGTCAGTTATCACATTTGGTAGTTCACATAACCGTGCAGCCAGTAGGCTGGTCAGTATGTGACAAACTGCAGCGGGTGTGAACCACTGCAAGTGTTAACTTTGAAGGCATTTTAAAGTTTGATTCATCAATGAGGAGCGTTTACGGCTTATCTCCACATCAAATCTCGTGTCCGATTTAAAAACTGTGCATTTTTGAGTCTTGCTATGACTTCCTGAGTTCCGTTACGTCATCGGTTGTTATCCTGTCAGGCCGGGTGTTGTTGCATGTTACGTTAATTCTTGTCGTCTCCAGTTGTCCAGAACAGTGATGTCTCCACCAGTGTTCAACTCGGATATGCTGTTAGCGACATCGTAGCGCAGTTTACTTCTCCAGTACGCTCTCCCTGCCGAGAAAGTGTCTTGGTCGTAAACCATTTCCCTCTTAGGTTTGAGGAAACCGACATGCTTCCAGCTGTGGACTCGAAAGCCCTCAACTGGGTAGTGAGTTGATTCTCCGAATAAGATCTTGTTAGTCACGTTGAGTATATCACCGGGTTGCATCCAAGGGGTGGGTCGTAAAAACCCACCTGTGTCACATAATAAAGCGTTGGGGTTGACAATGGCCTTGTAGCCAAAACCAACGGCCCGAGCTGTTCTTAAGTGTGCGTAATTTACTAATAAGTTGTTGCCTTGGGCTGACAACCAAGCCATATCATCCAAGGAGGCATCTTTGCCTCCTATTTTGATGGTGCTTTTAGCGATGATTTGTGTTAGGTCTCTTGTTGGCATATATCTGTGTGTAGTTCGTCCTGTCTCTGCATCATAGTACGTGATTTTTTCATAATGATGTGAACAAAAGTCCACATCCTCTATCTTATCAACTACAGGGGATGGTATGTTTAGAGGGATGTCTTTTCTGGGCATACCCACTTCCTCCAGCACATGAGCTGTGTTGGATAAAGCGGTTATTTTGTCTTGTGGGCCAGAGAAGCTGGCATCATCTCCAGATACTACTCCTTGCAATTCTGCATTCTGTTTCATCATTTTTATTGTCCATTGATGTAACTCTTGAACAGGTATGTTATTAGCCACAGCGTATTGCAGTAAGCATATGCATATCCTAGTTATGGTGTTCATTGAGTATGTCACATTCGTTCCACTCATTCTCTGTCCTCTCCCTTTTAACAGTTGACTTCTAGTGAATTCAGATGCTAAAGGAACTAGTATATGAGGATAAGCGTATAGTCGGTACATCAGAGTGTGTGTTTCATTGCCTCCTAAGAGGCGAATGAAATGGTTTTCCAAGCTAAGAAAGAAGAGGCCGATTCTAGTATCAAAACCAGCTATATCATCAGATACAGCATGGCCTTGCCAGATTTCTTCCACTCTCATTCCAAGATCATGTAGACCTAATCCACCCACTCCAAAGTGATTAATAGCAGGTTTTGTTAGTTCCAGTAATTTTCCAAATAGTTTCAATTCCAACAGTCTAGTGGCTATGGGTAGATAAGCCACCATCCTACTTCCTTTCATTTCATGTGGTGATAATTTTTTCTCGCGCTTCCCTATGGTGTTGAAGACACCTCCTACGGGTCTACCTTTTTCCAAGGCTTGCCGTGTGTAGATGACTTTCTTCACCCAATTCGGTTGCGATAAAAATTGTCCAACATTTTCAAATTGTGTGTCAATTATCCCAGGAGCACCTTGCTTATTGGCTTGGTGCATTACTTCTGTCCAATCAAGTTCACGAAAAGAGAAACCCATCTTTAGAAAATGATGGGCTAAACCTTCGTAAATCTGAACCAGATGTTGTTCGTATTTATGGTTTTCCTTAGGAGCTGTGTCAACTTTCTTGTTGAACACGCCTAAAAATCCTGTTGGTGTGGTGTCAGTTGTTTTCCAGTGATCAAAACCAGGTACTGTGCTAAGCAATCGTCTCAGGACACACATGGCGTACCGGTTATATTTCATAGCCGTACTGCCCTGTGATCCGAAAGGATATACTCCCGCAGTCTCCCAGTGATTAAATTCCAATCCTTGTTCCGGTAGTTGTGGTCCTAATTCATTTATACTATCTGTCAAGTCTAATGGTTTGAGTAAAGGAATAGTCTTCGGTTCTATTTTCTCACGAGAGAAAGTGAATCCAAGATCATAATTACGGGGTTTGAGAACTTTGTTCTCTCTCCCCTGGATCATGACACTCTGTAGTAGTGAATATGCCCTACCTTTTACGGGGGCGATACCTGTGCTAACAAAGTACAATTCCATTGTTGACAATCTAGAGTGGCAACTCCTATAAAACGCACCACGGCCAGTCATTCGTTGAATCTCTTCTAGTAATTTCTGGATCCGGGGGGATGTAGGGGTCAGCACTTTTAATACAAAGTGTTTAGTCTGGCTGTTAATTTGTCTCATCACTACATTGTAAAACAATGAGTAGAAACGTGCCTCCTCGATGTCCGCATCACTATGGCTCTCTCCTCCGTCAAAGAGTAGAGTGTCATGTGATGCGATAGGGAATTGGCGTGCGTCTCCGTATAAGACTCGTATTTTTTCACGTCCAGGGAAATGAATCTTGGTGAAAGCTTCATGTCCTTCATGTCCGGGGCCTGGTCCAAGTGTTACGCTCGTTATGTGGGTAATAGAAGGGTTACTTGCGATAACCTGTTCCCATCCTCCTCGACCGCAGCACAAAGACAAAACCCTACCTGATGGCTTGATTTTGGTCTGTCTCATTATGTCCATGAGTTTATCGTAACCCCGAGAAGCTTTGTTGAAGCTCCTAAGGGTGGGGCGAACGCCACGCATTTTAAACGCGTCGAACGCCTTTTTGCCTAAGTTATTAAGAGCCTGTTTATATCTAGGTCCCCAATCACTTATATCACTGCTAGCGAAGGCATCCTGTATATTAGTTAGAGTGGTGATAACACCAGCTCTGTTATTGCCGTAACAGGGTGACTCCATTAGCAAGTAAAATAGTAGTCCAAGGACTACTATGGCTTCGATAATCATGGTAGCTAGATGTTAAGCTATTGCACGATTAGTTGTTAAATCTTTTAAACTTTAGAATATTCAAAGTTATTCCAAATGTAAAGTTAAGCACCTTAACTGAATACTGTGTGAGTAGTAGTTAGTATTTAATCTAATACTCCAGTGTAAAGCGGGG